GAAACATTAATTGTTTACATTGATTTAATAAGAGCCAATCAAGCCTTTGAACGCACAAAAATGGGGTTAGTATAATGCAAAAAGAAAAATATTTGGGCCTTGAATTACCTGATCTTTTTTACCCTGACGCACCGGGCTGGAAAAGAGATGTACAAAAAGCCAATACCCGAAAAGAAGACCCGTGGACAAGTCACGCCGCTGCCAAATCTATATCTTCTGAAAAATTAGGCGAACAACAAATGGCAATTATTGATGTGCTATCGGACGTTGGTAGACCCCTTGCCGCTGAAGAAATAGACAACATACTGGGATGGGCTGGTTTTCGGAGAATGAGTGAATTAAAGCGCATGGAATTAATTGAGGACTCAGGGAAAACTTTCATCGGCCGGAGTGGACGGCAAGCTATTAAATACCAATTAACTGCAAAGGGTGCGTCCCGTGGGTAAAATGTCCAGAGATAAAGGCGCACGCATTGAACGAGAGATTGTTAACACGCACAAAGAAGCTGGCATACACGCCGAAAGATTTGACGCAAGGCGGGGTCAATTTGGAGCGGAAAATTCTTATGATATAGATGTTTATTGGCAAGGTAAAAACGAAGCTCCTTTATGTGGTGAGATTAAAGGGCGCAAAAAGTTTCCAACTTGGCTGACGGGATACCTTGCTGACAACGACTTTTTGTGTTTAAGGGAAAATGGGCGGGAGCCTCTTTACGTTGTGCCTCATCATGTATGGATAAGGATACTTAAAGGTGGGTAAAAGGTCAGACTTCAAACGAGTTGAAAGGGATTTCTACCCTACACCAATGGCGGCGGTAACACCAATTTTACCATTTTTAGATGTTGACCTGGAGTATGATGAGCCTTGCGCTGGTGATGGTGCTTTAGTAAATCATCTTTTTTATCATGATATTAATGTGTCTTCTTGTTCTGATATAGAACCTCAACAAAAAAACATGAACCAACAAGACGCTTTAAAGCTTGAATATTGCAAAGGGGATATGTTTATTACTAACCCACCGTGGGACCGTAAGATTCTTCATCCTTTAATCACGCATTTAAGCAATCTGGCTCCGTTATGGTTATTGTTTGACGCTGATTGGATGCATACTAAACAAGCTGCGGCCTATATGCATCGGTGTGAGATGATTGTTTCAATTGGCAGGGTGAAATGGATTCCATTTTCTCCTAGCGTTGGTAAGGATAATTGTTGTTGGTATTTTTTTAAAAAAAACGCTTCTGGAGAAACTAGGTTTTATGGCAGATAAAACATTAGACCCAACAGGTAAAATATTAGGGGAACCGGGGGCTAAAATGGATGCAGGAAAACCAGATTTAGTTACCGCTCTTGAGCAATTTCCAAATGCAATAGCTGAAGTTTCTAATATATGTACGTATGGAGCAGAAATTAAAGGTTACGGGTGGTCAGCATGGAAAGATGTGCCAGATGGATCGGCAAGATATAAAAAGGCTTTAGTGCGACACATTGTTGGTCCTGACTTTGATGAAGAGAGCGGTTTGCGGAGTTTGGCCCATGCGGCTTGGAACGCTTTAGCGGTTTTAGAATTTGAAATAAACAAAAGGAAATGATAGTAAGAACTAGGTGACCACTCCCCGCCATCCCTAATGGTGTAAGGTCACCTTTGCTGGGGCTTGAGTATTGGTGTAGACTCCCACTACTCGCCCCGGCAGTTTTTTCTTTATTTCTGTGTAAAAATTTGTTTTAATAAACATGGACGGCACTCCGATTAGGTTTGATCACCTAGTCGTTGTGTCCCCTACCGCACTAGCAGTGCCGTCCGTTTTCTTTTCTGGTGGGCCAATGGTGGGATTAGTATGTCAATTAAAGCTTTAAACTGGGTACGCGAAACTACTGTTGGTAGTTCTTCTGCAAAACTTGTTCTGTATGCGCTTGCAGATTGTGTTGATAATGACGGCAAAACTTGGTGGTCAACAAAAGCATTGGCAAAATTTACGGAGATGTCTAAACGGAATATTCTTCGTCAGTTAAAAGACCTTGAAAATATTGGGTTTATAACTCGTGAACCCCGCACTAGGCCTGACGGTGGGCGCAGTTCTGACATTATTACGCTGGTGATGACCCCCGGTGACAATCTGTCACCACCCCCATGCCAACCTGTCACCACCCCCGGTGACACAGTGTCACCCCAAGAAGCTACCTTTAAGAAGCGTAAGATGAAGCAAGAAGAAAAGACTAAGAAAAACACCGATACGGTTTCTTATGATTTAAACGGATTTTCCAATATGGTTGATGTATTGGATTTAGATGATTTTGGTATGTGGTGGAATGCATATCCAAAACATACTGGCACTGCTCAAGCCAAGAAGGCTTACCGTGCAGCCAGAAAGATTACTGACGCTGCAACATTGCTTCGGGGTGCGGAAGCTTACATGGATGAGACCACGGGAACGGACAAGCAATACATAAAAGCCCCTGCTAACTGGTTAAATGAAGAATTATGGGAGGACAACCAGCCTGAGCCTAAAAATATTTACATATTGGACGGCAACGAGATTTTAATGACGGTAGAGCAAGCACGGGATGTCCCCGGTTGCTATTTAAAAAAATGAATGTATTGGATTTGTTTGCAGGTATAGGCGGTTTCTCGTTAGGGATGGAAAGGGCCGGTCATAAAGCTATTGGATTCTGCGAGATTGATGAACGATGCCAGAAAATATTAGCAAAACACTGGCCCCATGTGAAATTGTATGAAGACGTTAGGGAGTTAGATTATGTCGATAAAGTTGAAATTATCACCGCTGGATTCCCCTGCCAGGACATTAGTATCGCAGGAAATCAAGCAGGCCTTGGGGGAGAACGATCTGGACTCTGGTCTGAAGTCATTAGAATTACTAGCAACATTAGACCAGAATACCTTGTCGTGGAGAATGTCCCAAACTTGCTTACTGGCCCTATTGGAAGGGCAGGAGGATGGTTCGGGAGAATACTTAGCGACTTGGCCCAGATCGGGTTTGATGCGGAATGGCATTGCATACCTTCTTCCTCAGTTGGTGCGCCTTGCCGGAGAGACCGCATCTTCCTTATTGCCTTCCCCCAGTGCGAGGGAGGGAAAAGATTGGTCCAAACTGAAGATATTGGCATCACTGGATCGTGGGGATGGTGTGGCAAAGAGGATTTGCGCTTTATCGGAGACAACCCGTTTAAGCGAGGAGATAGGTGGCCTAAACCCATCGTTCGGGGAATGGATGCAAGGATTCCCGGCAGGATGGACAGATTAAAGGCTATAGGAAATTCAGTTAACCCACACATAGCAGAAATTATAGGGAGATCGTTATGGAAATACGTGAATTAAAGCAGCGTTTAGCTGATAGGTCAGAGTCTATTGCAAAACATTTGTTGCCAAATGGCAAAAAAATAAGCGGCGATTGGAAGGTTGGCTCTACTGATGGAGAGGCGGGGCAGTCATTGAGTGTTAAGATTTCAGAGGGTATTTTTACTGACTTTGCAACGGGTGAAGGCGGCGACATGATTGACCTTTGGGGCAGCGTTAAAGGGTTGACACTAACTGAAACACTTTGTGAAGTGAGAGATTATTTAGGCGTAGAGGCTCCAACGTTTACAAAGCCTAGACGCGAAAAGTTTAAGAAGCCAGATCGTCCAAAATGCCAAAGGCCTACTGGACCTGTACTGCAATATTTAGAAGGGCGTGGCTTGTATCTAAAAACTATTGACGCATTTAAAGTTGCGGAACGTGGCACTGATGTAATTTTTCCTTTTATTAAAAACGATGAACTAATTTTAGCAAAGTTTCGGCCTATGGATGGGAAGCCTATGCCAACGGAGGCTGGGTGTAAGCCAATTTTGTTTGGATGGCAGGCAATGCCTGATGATGCGAGAGAGTTAGTGATCACTGAAGGTGAGATAGATGCCATGACCATGCACCAGTATGGGTTTAACGCTTTAAGCGTGCCGTTCGGTGCGGGTTCTGGTGGCAAACACAACTGGATAGCTCATGAGTACACTGATCTTGAGAGATTTGAGACAATTTACCTGTGCATGGATACGGACGGCCCCGGATTAGAAGCGGCTGATGATTTGTCAGAAAGGCTTGGTAAACACCGTTGTAAGATAGTAGAATTACCTTACAAGGACGCAAACGAATGTCTGCAAAAGGAAGTGACCGCTGACCAAATCCAAGAAGCCGTTAACGCCGCCAAACAAATCGATCCAGAAGAACTTTGTCGGGCGTCCGACTTCTACGATGCGGTTCATGAATCGTTTTATCCAAGCGACACGGCGCAGAGCGGCTACAGCACCCCGTGGAAAGGCTTGGAAGAATTAAGATTTCGGCCTCACGAGCTAACTTTGTGGACAGGCAGTAGCGGGGCTGGTAAATCACAATTACTTTCGCACGCTACTGTGGACATGATGGCGCAAGGGGCAAAATGTTGTTTAGCCTCCTTGGAAATGACCCCAGCGGCATCATTAAAACGAATGGTTAAACAGGCAGGCGGCATCGATGTTCCTACTGATCAATATTTGAAAGACACTTTGGATTGGATGGATGATAAGTTATGGCTGTTTAATTTAGTTGGTAAGGAGAAAATTGACCGTCTTCTTGATGTTTTTGAATATGCACGGCGTAGATATGGAGTTGATACGTTTATTATAGATAGCTTTATGCGTTTGGGCATTGGCGTAGATGATTACAAAGCGCAGGACAATGCTATATTCCAACTAACTGATTGGGTTGTGCAAAGGCCTGTTCACCTCCATCTTGTTGCCCATGCAAGAAAGTCCGAAAACTCTGGCGTTCCTGATACGGAAGCCGTCAAAGGCACTAGTGAGATAGGCGCAAACGCTTTTAATGTATTAGGCGTGTGGCGAAATCGCAAACTAGAGGATCAACTCTCGCAAGCAAGGTTGCAAAATGATGAGGAGGAGATTCGCCACCTCGAAGCAATCCCGCCGGTTTCCATTAATGTGGCAAAAAATAGAAATGGCGACTTTGAAGGGAAACGGGGATTGCATTTTGACCTCCGTAATTATCGCTATTATTCTGGTCAACGCGATTCAAGGCAGTACGTGCCAACAGTTCAGCCCTTTGATATTGACCGGGTAGGCTGATAAGGGGCAAGGCCTCAAAAGGCTTGTGCGTGCGTCCTAGGCAATAAAAAACCCCACTAAACTCAATTAAGAGTCTAGTAGGGTTATTTTTTAATGATATAAGATTAAAAACACGAAGGGCAAAACAAATAACCCCAGGACAACTAACACACCAAATAAAAAATCAAGCATTCGGAGATTGCCATATTTCTACAAAATGGTACGGGCTGATGTGTTCAACACGCTTCTTTTTAGCCATTGCGCCAAAATATGATGAAAACCCACCATGCAACTCTGCAATTCTG